TAATATTTGCTTTAATCCAAATACTACCTTCATATACTGGAAATTTAGCACTTTCTCCACCAATACTTATCATATTAGGTGAATATGTTCCAGTGGCATTAAATCCTGCGTTTTGATATTGTTGCCCCCAAGTAGATTTTTGATCTATCTGAGTTACTGTTATTGCATCTATACGGCCAGAATTATTCGGATCACGAGCTATAATTTTTTGAGTTCCATCAGCATTATTAATTATTTGTAATTCTTCATCACTTAAACCATTTAAAGTTGATTTCCACTGAGCAAATTGCGCAGAAGTCATAGTTTTATCAACACCGTCAATTGTAACTTTATATAAAGCAGCTTGAGCTACATCCTGTTCATTTATACGAGTTTCTACATTAACCTTCATATAAGATCCATCTGGCATAATTTTCATCTCTTCAATTCCTTTCATCACAAAAGTACCGCTAAGATTAGCCTCTTTAAAATCACCACCTTCAAGTTGGTATTTAACAGCAGTTCCTTTATTAAAATACATTGGAGCACCTATCTTTCCGGCAGGAGTAAATACTTCCATTCCTTTATGATAAGCTATTACAGCACCTTCATTCCATTGACTGGCTATATTTCTTGCCCAGGCAGGTGATGTTTTCACCATTTCCTCTTGCTGCTTAGCCTGACTTTCAATTTTTGCTTTATAAGAAGGGTCCCAGGTCATACTTGTTATCTTTTCTTCTTCGCCGATAGAAAGATTAGCCATATGATAATCAAGAGCATTTTTATAAAATCCTTTATTCTGTTCATTGAATTTTTCAAAATTTCTTTGAATAACTTTTCCATATTGAGGATCTTGTAAATCCCATAATGCCCTTGTGCTTATTCTTTCTTGAGGAGTTTTTTCAACAATATTCATCATATTACCATTTCGCTCAATAGCAGAGACACCTTGTAATGCTTCATTTCCTGCCATTAAAATTTCTTTATATGATGGTAATTTATTTCCATTAAATATATATCCACTTGCATATTCCTGACCAGCTTCAGTACCATTCCGCATCCAATTATCATATTTTTCACTTTCCTCTAACCATTGATCTTCGTCAATTTCTCCATTATTAAATGTTTCAGTCATTTTTGCATACTGATCTTTTGACTGCTTATCCATCCTGACTAAATCATTATTTAAATATTTATCAGTTTTAGATAAAAATTCACTCATTTTATTTACATCAGTTTCAAAATTAGGATTTTCAATAGCAAAATCAGCAATTTCACCATTTAACTTTTTATATTCTTCTTCTAATTTCGCTCTTATCCATGGAGATTCAGCATCATGCTCTTTCATTAGTTCAGCATAATACTTAGTTTTTTGCTCTTTTTGAGCATTTATCTGACTTCGATAAGATTCCCTTTTGTACAGACGGTCAATGTCCTTCTGAAAATCGTGCTGAACGGAAAGTCCTTTAGCACTACCATAAGATAGAAACCCCATAATTTTTTATTTTTATCTATTAAAAGTAGGATTTGTTCCACCAATCTCTCTAATTGTATCTTGCTCATTTTTCAACTGTCTTGCTCCTACAATGTTGGAGATTCCAGCTGAAAGCATTCCTGCAAAAACATCTTGAGTTTTATAATATTGATCAACATTTATTTTAGAAATATCAAATTCCTGACCGGCAATAGCTGAGTCAACCTTTAAAACGTCTGCCCATTTACGAGCTTTTTCCTGGGCATCGGCAAATTTAATTTTAGTTTTTTGGTCTAATGTAGTTTCGAGTAATTTTTGTTGAGAAGCAAGAACCTCCTGAGCAGATCCACCTTTTGCTGATATAGCATTATTTGCATCTCTTCGCTTTCTTTCAATCTGAGAATCCAAAGCATTTAATACTTGATTTTCGTATCCGTATTGAGCATTACGCCTTACTTCACCACTAAGTTTCTTTAATGTTCTGCTAACATTAAGATCAGGAGCTTCTCCGGCTCTCATTAATCCTGCGGCACTACCAGCTGCCTGGACAATACCAGCAGCCTCAGGAGCGTAATCATACCATTTTCTTTCAAAATCTTCTTTAGTATTAACTTCAGGACTTTCCGTATTATCTACCGGAGCATGAGTACTGTAAATACTTTTTCCCCACATAGTCTTTTCTTTATCAGGAGTTGTTGATAATTTACCTGTTGCTGACTGCACATTATATTCATTACCGTCTTTATCGTAAGCCACACGACCATCAGGAGACATTACTAATCCTTTTTCTTTATCGTATATCCAGCCGCCATCTTCAAAATTATTTTTCTTTTTCATACCTCCATCTTTCATTTGAATTTTACTTTTAGCTTTTGGAGCAAGACTATCAAGATTAACACCGTAATATTTAAGTACACCAACTTCTTCTGGGGTATAGAAAACTTCCTTTGGACTTACTTTAATGTCAGTTCCTCCATTATCTTTTTTAGCATGAGTTTGATCATCCCATCCAAGATAAGTTTTTCCTATTTCCATTCCAATATCTGAATTTTCAGCAGGAACGATAAATGATCCATTTTCAGCTTTCATGTTTACATTATCTGATTTAGGCCCACCTTTACCGGTTATTTTACCACCTTCTTTATATCCTGATGCAGTTATATAATCAGCGTGCTCTTTAGTCTTTCCTGCAGACCATTTAGCTGTTGCTGCTTCAATTTCTTTATCTTTTGCTTTTTTATTGAACATACTACCTATTCCTGATACGATAGCACCAACACCTGCTCCAATAGCAGCTCCAACCGGACCACCCGCGGCACCGATAGCGGCTCCTTTACCTGCTCCTGAAAGTATTGAAGATCCAGTATCTAAGGAATTTGCTTTTTTTAATGTTGAGGCAGGATCGTAACGGCTATCTTGATTATTTAAAAGAGTATTTTTCCTACTATCAAGTATTCCTGATCCTAAATCAGTAACCATCCCTATACCACCATCAACAAAACCTGAAACTAACTTATCTTTATCTTTTGAAGCAGCAATTTCTTCTTCAGTCATTACCTCGGCAACCGGTCCGCCATCAACATATTTTGGCCGAGAAATAAGATTTGGAAATTTATTCTTAGCTTCATCTGAAGTCATTGTTTTTAAATTTCCTTTAGCATCTCTTTTTGTTGGATGCACCCATGTATCTGAATCCTTATAATATTCCCAACCTCCTGAATTTAAAGGAGTATATCTCTTATCACCTGTTGCTGTAATTTCATTCTCTTTTAGAGCATTCATCTTTTCATATTCAGCTAATGCTCTTTTAGTTTTAGGCCCAATTATACCATCGACTTGTCCATCCTGATATAATCCATAAGATTTAAGTTTTTTCTGAAGATTTTTATTCTCAATATCAGCAGATGACATTACCGTAAGCTCAGGTATATTATACATAGTAGGTTTCCTACTTGTAGTTTTTTTAGTTGTTGGTTTTTCTTTTGTTGCCATTTTATATCATTTTTCTGAAATACGTTTTCAATTCCTCAAACCATATAGAAGTTGTACTGTAATTAATAAACTTCATTTTTATATATCCACCAGACAATCTTTCTCTTTCTATCCTTGGAAAGTTACCATAATATCTTTTATTTCTAAACTTAATATTTCGCGAATTGTTTATTAAATCAGATACAGAAGCTCCTAATTGATCTTCATACACAAGTTTTTTAAATGTATCCTGACTTGATATAAATTCAAAATTATCATAAATAATAGGAAGATTAGACTGCTCCTTAACAATGATTTCAAAGTATTGATTATAAAAAACTCCATGATACATACCTGGACTTCCTATTCCGTGTTGATGAATATTATTTAAATTATCATCGATTGAATAAAGGTAGTCTTTCCAATTGAAATAACGCCTTACTTTAAAATCAAAGAATCCTATAAATTTATTCTTCTTAATATTATAACAAATAGTTTCAAATAACTCACCCGGCATTCTAAAGGTAACAAAAATTAATTTATTACGAATATCAAACCCTCCTACTATACCAAAATTAATATTTGGAGAAGTGAAGTCATATTGATCCATATTATTTGGAATATCATTTACAAAGAAGCTGTCAAGTCCTTTTGCAATAGAATCATGTGAGAATTGAAGATTATTTGCTATACTAACAAATACTTTTCTTACAGCATCATACCAATGAAATCCTGCATTAGATTCTACTAAACCAAATTGATTACTATTTCCAAGTTTATCAATCATCTCATCATATCTTTCAAAAATACCACCAACACCTAATTGTACCGGATCTCCAAATTGATTTGTAGATAAAGCTCTTTCATTTATAGGAATATAACCAACAGCATCTCTTTGCCAGTATATTACTTTACTGAATTTACTTTTAATATTTGTAATTGATCCATATTCAGTAGACACATCCATATAATTTAATGCGCTGAATTTTCTAAAATTATCTTCCAGCTCACCATATGATTTAGCTGCAGAATATCTCATCCTTGCATCAAACTTATTTTCAAGCCTGAAATTATATGGTAACGCTAAATAATAATCATCAATATTATCTGATGAATAACCATCATTGTAATTAAAATCATCCCAATTATGACCTTTAGTAGAATTTCTCCTCATACCATCAGTATTGCTAGTGTCATAACTTCTATTTTTAGCAATATGATCTCCTTCACGATAATCAAGATTGATGCGTGTTTCTATCGGAACAATAACAGAATGATTAAAACCACTATAAACACCTAATCTATCTTCATTTTTAAGCATATGCATAAAATCAAACATACACACATAAGTATCTCCACCATAAATATCAATGTCATTGAAGATATAATTAGCTCCATCATAAATATCATTCAAAACATCATCATTTATTTCTTGATAATGACCGGTTCCAATATAAAGAGTATTTGCTAAAGCAGAATCACCAAGGCCGCCGTATGGATTGCTATTCTCTCTAAAAACACTACACATTAAAAGTTGAGGATTTGACCAGGATAAATTATGCTTTCCTTTAATATTTGTTCCAGAAGCCTCGAGTTCATCAAAAATAATTATACCTTGACGAGTAGCATGAGATCTAAGTCCTGCAAATGTTGTTTCATCAAAAAATAATTTATTAGCATTTGATGGATCAATAACTATTCCATCTACAGCAGAAGCATCACCAATTTGATATTTAGTATAAACGCTTACTTCATGCTCTTCAAGCAATTCTCCGTTTGTTCCGGCACCAGTATCATCAGTGTAATATAAAAATTTCTGATACAAACAATAACTATCAGATTCTTCTCTGCCCATTCCATTAAAATTAACTTGTTCAGATTCATCTGCAACACATGGAGTTAAATAATATTCATTTCTTATTTTATCTCCGGGCTGAATAGAGAATCCTGTAAAATTAAACATATCTTCCGGACACCAAAAAGAGTAACCTTTATCATAAAGATCAGCATCAGAATCTACATTTCTAAAAGGAGCTTTTACTTTTATATCATTAGATGAAGCACCTTCTGCTATCATTCCATTAAGAACACCATAAGCAACTCGCTGCCTTTCTATTGGGGCTCTAACGATAGAGAATCCTCCTATCTTATCTTTAATATCAGTAATATCAATCCCACTTACTCTTATTCCTAATGAACTTCCAACTATTGCTTTAGGTATATCACTAACTAAACTTTCCCATATAGCATAATGAGTTTGTGATAATCCGCCATAAGTTGATCCATCACCTGGAGGAGAACTTGTAAAATCTCCCGGGCCAATATTGTATAATCCACCAAAAGAAGTTTCAGTATTATATAAATGTCTGGTAAAAAAAGGCCTTCCGGTTTTATCAAAGAAAGTAACTCCTAAACGTACTGTTTCACCTCTTGGATAACCTCTGAAATTATTGACAAAATATGGATTTTTGAAATTATAATAATCATTATAAATTTCTTTTGTCTCAGAAACATTTGTGTTTAAATCAAAAGCACCAGCTGATGCCGGTCTGTATTTTGACTTAAATGTTATTGGCTTTGCTGATCCAGTAGTTAAATCAACTACATCAAGCACCATTTCAAGTTTAAATATATTTCCAGCAGGTATTGTTCTGGTACCCATTGCACCATCGTCAAAAGTACATTCTGTTACTGCTTTATAATAAATAAACGGATAAAGATCTCCAACAGAAGCCATTTCGGTCATTCCGTTTTTGATTGCAGATAAAGCTTTGTTTCCGGTTGACCACGAGTTGCCAGGATAACCAGTTGAATCAAGCATTAAACCATGCCTTATTGGTTCCATAGTAACTTCCATCTCATTGTTTTTACCCTCACTATGAACTCCGGAAACATCAATTTCTTCTCTTTCTTTTATATTAGCGAATATGTTTCTTTTTTTAATATGAGCCATATCCTTGCAAGTCTCAATAACGACAGTTGTTTCAAGTAAATCGTCAATAGTTACTGTGCCAAGATTCTCATTCCCGAGATAATCTAAAGTCATTGAAGTTCCAGATATATCTCCATCATAAAAAATAACTCCTGCCTGAGCTGAATTATAATCATTTGAATAAAAAGCTGCTACCTGAATTGAATCATAATCTGTATCAAGATCAGATAATACTATTCTTATTTTCTTTGAAGTTACTTCATTCGGAGCAGCTCCTTGCATTTCCTGATAAGCATCATAAGTTATCATTACAGCAGTTTCTAATACAGGAACTCCTGAAGATAAATATGACCAATCAGTATAATATCCTTCTTTAAATAATCTCCATGCAAAAAAATGAATACCTGCTTTACAATTACCGCCAGCTACTAATGAATCGAAAGTAAATGTTCCATACCCGGGATCTATTATTGGAAAGAAATTTGCAAATTTTTCTTCGATAGTTACCCTGTTATCATCTTTTACGTTAATAACTCTTGGTGGATTAAAATTGTCTGTCCAATAGATTCTCTGCACCTTATCATTTTCGTAAAACCCGAATATTGCTCTTATTGGATGATCAAGGCTTAAGTTTAATTCAGTGTTAGATCCTTCCCATCTATTTTCCAAAGAAGTGAAATCACCAGTTTCATCATATAAAGCTTCGTAAATAACTACATAATCTT